AAGTATGAAAAAGTTATTATTTATTCTGGTTTTATTAAGTGCATCTGTAGTAAATGCACAGCTTATTGTAAAAGAAACACCAAAGGATACTGTTATATGGCAGTATTCTAAGATGACGCCAGTGCCTAAAGTAGTTAGATTCTCTATAGACAGTGTATTTAGCTACACATTGTATTATAAGAATGCTAAGTATACAGCTATCACGGATATACAGTATATTACCACGGGGGATTTAGAGACTACTAAGCAATTCTACCAACTCTGTAAAGATGTAATTGATACAGGTAAGGAGTACACAGTAGAGCTTGATGGTAAATCTATATCATTGAAGAAAACTATGAACTCAGTAATGATATGGGAATCTTCTTCATATTGTTATCTGAATGAAAAATGGGTAGATGCTATAATTGAAAAGCTATGAGAGTTGAAGTATTAATGAATGGGACAACTAAGATTGTACTCATTCCAGAAAATGAGATTGAAGTTGCTATTGTAAAAAGTGTTGCTGCAGGTGGTGTAGATGCTACTATTATAACACAGCACACACAGATCCTGGATAAAGTTATACAGGATGGATTAGTTATATCACCTCAAAGGGGTGATGGACCTAAGATACCCCCATTAGAACTGTGAAACATTTCCTAAAATACCTAGTGGTATGGATAAGCCAAAACTTGTCCATACCCTTCTGGGTAGTAGGACATATTCACCTATCAATTAATGTCTATGAAGATCTGTATGAGATCCTAGCTTCATTAGGTATGAACCTGATTGTAGCTACTGGATTTATAATAGATTATTTAGATCAGAGAAAGAATGGGAAATAAAGTATTTAGAGTAGTAAGAAAGACAATGCAGATCAGACCTTCAGGAAGGTCTACAGATTTTATTAGCCCAAGCTTTGGGCATGGCTGCCTATACAACTGTACCTATTGCTACATGAAGCGACATAAGAGAACAGATGTAGATATAGCCACCAACGTAGGGGATATTCTTACGGAGATTAATAGTCACGTAGCATTTGCTGACGTTGACAAACCAAATCAAACACATGAGAAGTATATTACGTATGATATCTCATGTAACGAGGATCTAGCATTACATGCTAAGCTTCATGACTGGCAAAGGATCTTTACATTTTTTAGAGATCATCCACAAGCCATGGGATCGTTTGCTACTAAGTACGTCAACAAAGATCTACTTAAGTTTGATCCTAGAGGTAAGATTCGCATAAGATTTAGTCTAATGCCTGAGAATCTACGTAAGATTTTGGAGCCTAATACTTCAGATATTTTTACAAGATTAATAGCAGTATCTTATTTCTTAGATGCGGGGTATGAAGTACATCTAAACTTCAGTCCTGTAGTAGTATACGATGGATGGTTAGATGATTACAAAGATCTGTTTGAACAAGTATCTAATTATGCTAGCCTGTATGAATGGAATGATGACAGAGTAAAAGCTGAAGTAATATTTCTTACGCATAATGAAGCTAAGCATGAGTACAATCTAAAGCATCAACTACCAGGAGAAGAGTATCTATGGCGTCCTGATATTCAGGAAGCTAAGACATCACAATATGGTGGTGAGAATATAAGATACAGGCATGATCTTAAGGCAGAGTACATCAGAGAATGGACTGAGTTACACGATCAAATAATTCCCTGGAATACAATAAGATATATATTCTAGTTGCGTTCACCTCCAACCGTATAATAGACAGATGAAAGGTGTATAAGTCTGTCTAAACTTTTTAAATCTACAATCATGGTAACATTTTTTATGGGAGGATATGTACTCCTTTTATCTTACAATCCATCCGATATCTTTCTATACTATAACGTGGAGGAAATGCATGGATTGTCACTAGCAGATTGCGAGAAGCATGTAAACAATACTGAGCAGGCATATATTGCAGGCTGGACCAACTATGTACCTAATAAATCAGGAGAGTACACACCTTTTGATGATAAGTTTGTGTTCATAAATCTGTCTCGATGTACAGATGATGTGCACACTATGGGACTGATCATGCATGAGATGATGCATCTTTCGTTCCTTATCAATGGCACAGACGTAGATGAAGACGAGGAGTATATCATATCATGGGCTGAAGAAGAAAGCTATAAAGTATTCAAATTAGTGAAACCATTGCTGGGCAAGGTAGCTAAACAGGCTATAACATTTAAATCAGAATAGATATGAGAAAATTAATTTTATTACTACTAGCAGCATGTGTAGGTGCGTGGACATGGTACAATCCATTTCCACAGAAAATAAATGCATTTGTTGTAGCTGTATTTGTAACATTTGGTGTTTATAAAGAACTAAAAAAGTTAGTAGAAGATGAAGAAAGCGTGGAAAGAGAACCTTAATTGGTCTTGTGGTAAGACATATATCTATGGGGTAGTATGTTTCTTCGCAGGAGTTTTAACAACATTACTAGTATGGAAATAGTAGTAGTATTAACACTCATATCACTCATCAGTATAATCTGGTGGATGTATGACAAAAAAGAAGATTGATATGAAAACACTTGAAGAAGAGGCACGGAATGTACTCAAAGAAAAAGAAAAGGTGGGTTACTCTTATGAATACTATGATGGATTCATAGCAGGAGCAAACTCTAAATGGGTACAGGCTGAGAAGATTAAGGCACAGATTGATATTTTAAAATTGGCTCACTTAAGATTATCTGTTGAAGGTATAGATAAAGCTGATGATACAATGGTCTTTACAGTAAATGAGCTTGAACAACAACTAAAACAATTGAGTGATGAACAGAGATAAATTTTGTATCCTTTTGGCAAAACACATTTCAGAAATTCAGAATGTGAAGATTTGCCCAACAAAAGTAAGTGAGCAATTACTTTTATTACAATTAGGTCAAGAGCCTACGGATGAATTAATTGCTACCTATATCAAGGCAAATTCAACAACTAAAACAACTTGAAGATGAAAGCAAAACTGATTAAAACAGAAAATGGATATGGTCTTGAAGGTGTTCAGATAATTGCATTTTATTCAAGTAAAAGACCTGTACATAATCACTACAAACTATCCAAACAAAACTGTGATGAGATATTTGGAGTAACAGATGTTGAGAAGTTGGCTGAGGAATATGGAAGTAAATTTGCACATTCTTATGATCCAGAAGATTTTATTGCAGGGTTTAACAAAGCAATGGAGTTATATCAACCAACAGAAATTGAAGTAACCTTTAATCCTGAAGAGAAAGACTCAGAAGGGTGTTTAATTTTAAAACGTGTGGTATGAAGAAAAGCACTTTACTTATAATTTTCGTTATGTGGCTACTTTGTTTGGGGTTACTATGGTATAACTTGAGTAATAAATAATACTTAAAAAGATTTGATATGACAGAAGATTTGGAACAAGAGGGTTACAATATTGGCTATAATATGGCTGATGAATTGTGTACATTACTTGATGATTTATCAGCTGAAGAAAAAGCTATAGTAATAAAAAGATTCATTGAAGGATTTAACATTTGGGAAATTGATGAAATAAAAATAACTGAAGTTAAAAAGATTTGATATGACAACACTTGAGATAGTTATTGTAATTGGAGTTCTAATTATCCCTAATTTCTTATTAATCGTATTTATTCTATTATGGAGAAGAAAATATGTAGACAGAAAAACAGGTTGGCATAAGTGCGGAGTATGTGGGGCGGTTACAGATCCTATTTACTTTGAAGACGGTATATTTTTTACAAGATACTATTGTGAAGAACATTCATCATTAAGAAAAAAGAAGTAGTATGGAAAAAGAATTTGTACCTTATAATTTAAGTCTAAGAATGAAGCAACTTGGATTTGATGAACCTTGTTTTGCGTTTTATGATGAAGAGGAATATCTATTTACGGTAAGAGAACAAGATGACATCTATGAAGAATGGTTAATTGCACCAACATTCTCTCAAGTATTTAGATGGTTTAGAGAGAAGTATGATTTATACTCTTGGATTCAATTACACAACGGTTACATAAATGATTCTTTCTACCCAGAACTTCCAATAACGTTTTCTATAATGGATAGAAAAACTGGGAATGAGAGTTATGAACGAGACATTCCACATAACTACCTATATAAAACAAATGAAGAAGCAGAACTTGCTTGTCTTCAAAAGTTAATTGAGATTGTAGAACAAAAACAGAAAGAGATATGAAACAGACAGCAGTAGAATGGTTGATTAAAAGGATAAACCAAATAAACTTCGACTACGATATGGGTAGAAGTGATGAGGCATTATGTGGTTTACAATTATCTGAAGCATACAAACAAGCCAAAGAGATGGAAAAGCAACAGATAGTTGAGGCTTTTATAGGTCACGATTTGGACACAGAAGAAAATATAGGAGTAGCAAAACAATACTACAACGAAACCTTTAAATCAGAGTAAGATGAACAACGAAGAAAAAGCCAATGAATTTGATAAGCTGCTTCAGCTAGAAGAAGATTTGACTAAAGAGTATAGTTACTCAGAAAGTATTGCAATGATATTATTAGAACGTATAAGACAGATTAAAGAGGCTAATCAATATGAACTGTATAAAGTGCGGGAAGCCTGCAACTAAAGCTTATAGCCCAGATTTAGATATCAAAGGTATAGGTATGTGTGATGATCATGCAGAAGAGATCTATATGGATCTTATGATATGCATGATGGATGAAGGATGGGATAAGTTTGAGAAGAAATATTTAAAACCTAAGAAAGAATGAGTCTAAAGATAGAGATGATGATTGATCATGTGAAAGCAACCAACAAAGATTGGAAGCTGATGCCAAAAGGATTCATCAGGTTCTATCTAAGAGATAAGTTTAAGTGTTCAAAATATATGGCTCGTAAGGCTGTACAAAAACTGTATGACCATGAAGAATAAAAGAGAATGGTGGGACAACTTTATGTATGGATCCTTTATAGGTATCCTTGCAGGTATTACAATTGGATTTTTAATGTGGGCATGATGAAGAAGTTATTACTATTAGTGCTGCTAACCATAGGTTATATGGCAGGTGCACAAGAGACAATACAATCTGTAGAAGCACAGATAGGAGTAAAGCGTAACCAGTCAAAAGATTGGAAATGGAAACAATTAGTACCATGTCAAGTTGTATTTACATTAGATAATGCTGTTATTACAACAAATGACAGAGATGAATCTGTCTATACAACTTATGAAACAGTTCAGGTAACAAATAGAATGGGAGTATGGAAAGCTCATGACAATAGAGGTAAGGAATGCATTATTAGAATGGAATATACATACCCTAAAGGTAAAATAGAAGTAGAGTATAAAAGCATTTGCTACAGATACTTCTTTAATAATTAACAACAAAATGTTTTTATGAAGGATTATTCTAATGCAATACTACATTGTTACAGGCAGTTGTTTGCAAATGCAAATCCACCTGCTAACTTTGATAAGCTAATGGAAGAAGCAACAGTAAATGATCATGGTCAAAAAGAAATACCCTTCATGGATCATGAGATTGATGAGGAGCTTATGGATTCCATAATCACAGATACAATGAAGGTGTATAAGATTAAAGATAAGACCATTCAGCAAAGATTTAAAACAACAATTTATTTAGGTTGCTCTCCAAAATCAAAAAGAAAATGTTAGAGGAAGAATTAATAAAGGAAGGATTCACAAGAGTTGATGTTCCTAAAATAGAAAGCGGTGATACCACAGATTATTATTACTACACCTATAGGTTTGACAATGGATGGACATTAATATCTTGTGCAAACGATGAAGCTACAGATAATATTTGGAAAGTATATCTAGATAATGTAGATGATGTAGAAGTTATAGATATGGTAGAGCTTATTATATTAATGAATCTTGTAAAGAAATGGCACAAGTCTCAAGAGTCTGGTTAGAAGCACAATCAGAAATCGAAGAATTCAAAAAGAAGTTTGAGAAGAAATATGGATTTGGATTAATGATATACATTAGAAATTCAAAGTATATAGATCTACCACCTGTTTCACTAGAGGATATCTTAGAAGAAACCAACAGGATATTCTTTGATCTTTACCCTTCTAAAATTGTTGACTGTAGCTATGGTAAAGTTGATGTAACTGAAGGTATTAAAACCAAAACAAGAATACATGAAGTTCTTGCGATGCGACATATCTTTTGTTACATTGCTTTAGAATTTGGATATGCTTATACAGAGATTGGTAGATTCTTAGGTATGAATCACAGTACCATTATAGCAGCAAAGAAAAGTCTCGAATCTTCTTTTAAGACAAATTACCGTAAGTCATATGACAAATACAAAGCAGTAAAAGCCAGTATATTAATTAAGTTTAGTGAAGTATTATGAGTAGCACAAAAACAAAGATTCAAAAGGAAGCGTTGAAGGCGATACTACCACTACATAATGCAGGAGTTGAGATATCCATGGGTGTTGGTAAGACACTCTTAGGTTTAAAACATATGAGCGAGGTCAGCAAGTTCATGGATAAATCAAAAAGATTCTTGGTAGTAGCACCTAAAGTATCAATATTTGACAGTTGGAAAGCAGATGCTAAGAAGCATAAGATGTCACACCTCTTAGATCTTATTGACTTCACAACATATCTATCGTTAGAGAAACAAGGATATAATTATGAAGTCATATATCTTGATGAGTGTCACAGTTTAAAATATAATCATGAATTCTATCTTACAGCTGCGCAGTTACAAGGAGCAACAATCATAGGTCTTACTGGTACATATCCTAGATATAGATCAGGAGAGAAGGGTGAGATGTGTAACAAGTTCTGTCCAAAGGTGTATGAATATAAGACAGATGAAGCTATTGACGATAAGATACTAAATGATTATAGAATCTACGTTCACATGATAGACCTCAGTGATAAAAAGGTTGTACCTATCAAAGGTAAGAACGGTTCTACATGGTTTGTATCAGAGCAACAAAATTATGACTATTGGACAAACCAATTAGAAGGCGCAGGAAAAGGTAAAAACATACAGATGCTAAGGATTCTACGTATGAAAGCATTGATGGGGTATCCTAGCAAAGAAAGATATGTTGAACAACTTCTTGCGCGACGTAAGACAAAAACTCTTTTATTTGCAAATACGCAAGATCAAGCTGATAGATTGGCGCCACATAGTTACCATAGCAATAATCCTAAATCTGCTGAAAACTTAGAGAAGTTTAAATCAGGAGAGATAGAGTTGTTATCTGCAGTTGAGCAGCTTAGCGAGGGTGTTAACATTCCTAATCTTAAGTCAGGTATAATTATGCATGCTTATTCTAACAATAGAAAGGCATCGCAGAAGTTGGGACGATTGCTTCGTCTTAATCCTGATGATACAGCAGGAGTACATATCCTATGTTATAGAGATACTGTTGATGAAGCATGGGTCAAAAGCGCAATTGAACATTTTGATCAGGAGAAAATTGTATGGCTGAACTAATATTATACAGAAGTAATGATTACGATATGACGTATGTCGTAGCTTGTATAATAAAGTTCTGTGAGCATACACCTGAGCAAGCTGAACAGTGTGCGATGATCATAAATTCTAAAGGTCAGTATACCGTTAAACATGGAGATTTTTACGACATAGAAGAGATTGCATACTTGTTTGAAAACGTAGGATTAGTAACAAAAATAATTGAGTAATGGAAGAGGTTGGTACAGTTATTACAGTACCTATAAAAGATGGAGATATATGGGCAGGAATGGAAGTCCTGTTATGTGTAGGTGGTAAGGTTGTTGATATTGTTAAAGTAGATCACATGACTCTTCAAGGACAGTATTATGTGATTGGTGATACTATTGCATGTGCAATGTCAGATGATATGTATCTAGCCTATATGTATGTCAAATCAAAAGAAGGAGATAAACTACATAGAATTAAATTTAATCAGTGGAGGTCTCTAATCAAAAGTAAAATCATCAATGCAGGACGAGCAGTTATATATGAGCTGTTACCGTCAACCTTTTCAGTGGGGTATTATTCAAAGCTATGTATATCATGCGGAGCTTATCAAAGATTAAGCTTGAAGAGTTACCTAAAAGAGCAAAACGAAAACGAATATGACACCATTTAAAGTAATATGTGTCAATGATGCTGGACAACCTGACCAACTACCACTACATAGAAGAGTGGTAGAAGGTCGGGTTTACACAGTTGTTGAAGTGGCACACATGCAATTACAATCTCTAGTAGGCTATAGGCTTGCTGAGATTGATTCTTTTTTTCCGTATGAATACTTCAAAGCATCTAGGTTTCTGCCGCTAGAAGATTCAGTAGTTGAAGCTGAAGAAATATATTTAGAAGAAGCAATATGACACAAAAGAAAGGAGTATTAAATATTAAACTGACCAAACAAGATGGTAAGCTTATACATGCAGATGCTAGTGATGCATCACTGTATAAGATATTTATTGATGCGTTAGAAGAGGGTCAGTCTGTAGATGTTTTCTTTGATGCACACGTAGACAATGGAACGTATGCACAAATATCAAAACTAAAAGTATCAATCAGGGAGTTAGCAACTGAATCAGGTCATTCATTTGAAGAGATGCAAACTATAGTTAAGGAGAAAGCGGGCTTATGTTGGGAAGGACATTGTAAATCATTTGCTGTATGTAGCATAGATGAACTTAGTCTTGCGATTCAGGCTGCGATTGAGATTGGGGATCACTTAAATCTGAATCTTCGGCAAGTTTTTGGAAAGTAGTCTCGTCAATTTTCTCAAACTTATTTTCTTTCTTAACTTGCGCTTCTATTTCTCTAATGAGAATAGATAAAGTAAGAAGATGATACTCATACGCATCTTGTGGTTCATTTGATTTAAGGTTATCATATGCCGCAGATATACCTTTGGCATCCTTAGTCATAGCATGATCAAGAAGCAATTGAGTTAAGCGAGCATAGAACGCACCAGATATTTCTACAGTAACTGTAGCATCTAGTGGAAATACTTCTACTTCAGATTTAGTAGTTGACATAGCAAATGATTTTAACAAATGTACAATATTTATGGAACAAAAATTAAAAGAGGTACAATATAAATTGTACGAGCAACTTAAGCCATCTGGATGGGCTGATAAATTAAAAATGTTTATTCTCAGTGATGACTTCTATGAGATACTTAAAACGTTGATGCAAGAGTCATTAGCTAACAAGAAGTTCACACCAACAATCAAGCATTTATTTAGAGCATTTGAAGAATGTCCTTACGATAAACTTAAGGTAGTTATTGTAGGGCAGGATCCCTATCCCAAAGAAGGAGTAGCAGATGGTATTGCATTTAGTTGCAGTAAATCACAACATCCAAGTCAAGTTCAACCAAGCTTACGTCAGATCTATAAGGCCCTAGATGCAGAAGGTATAGAGCACTTTCATACATATGATCTTAAGGATTGGGCTAATCAAGGTATCTTAATGCTAAATACTGCACTAACTACGACAATAGGTACACCTGGATCACATACTAAACTATGGGCACCATTTATGAAGTACTTGTTTGATATGCTAAATCAGGAGACAGGATTAGCATATATCTTTATGGGTAAAATTGCGCAGTCATGGCGCAGTTATATCTCTGAAGATAACAACTTTATTTTTACATGTAGTCATCCAGCTTCAGCCGTCTATAACGAGGGAGGCTTGTGGTATAGCAATGGTGTATTCAAACGTACCACAGAAACAGTTAAACAACAATATAATTATGACATAAAATGGTAAACAAAGACATGAAGATTTATTTGATCGAGAATGATCATAAGTTTCAGGAGTACTGCAAGGAGAAAGGTTTCAATCCTAACAGCGTACCTATTCAAGATTTTATAAATGTAGCAGAAGAAGTAGGATGGATTATGTCAAGTAAAGACTTCGAGATGCATCATAATACTAGAACATTGCCCCAGTACTATTACATACGAATACATTAGTAACATGCTGAAACATAAAGAGTTATTCGATATCATTTCAAGTAAGGATTTAAGTCCTAATCAGTATTATCTACTGGCATGTATGAATGATAACATCCAGACAAAGAAGATAAACATAGCACTTGAACTGCAGGCATTAGTTTACAATGAGTACGTTATTGTAACTAAGGACGATAAGTTAATCATAACTGAGAAAGCAAAGAAGCTAATCAAACAGATAGAAGGATTGTTTGTACATGAAGCTAAGAATGCTGCAGCTAAAAAGCTAGGTGATAACTACGAGGAGAATATCAAAACATATAATGAGATGTTTCCAACTGGTAAGTTACCAACTGGTAAGTATGCGCGCACTAATCTTAGTAACTTAAAGAATGCATTCAAATGGTTCTTTGATAACTTTGACTACGATTGGGAGACAATAATGCTAGCAACAGAAAGATATGTATATGAATTTGAGTTACAAGGATTCAAATATATGAGGACATCGCAGTACTTTATACGTAAGCAGGATCAGGATAAGACGTGGTCATCAGACTTAGCTAATTACTGTGAGATAGTGCTATCAGATGATGAAGAAAATGATACTCATTATTCAATTAAAGTTGTATAATTTGTAGATATTTCTTATCTTTACCTCATAACCAAAATGACATGTCGAAAGAAGCAGCACTACCTTGGAAGTCAAGGAGAGAGGGGTTTATCTCCGCTCTAAAATACATGAAAGGAAGAATGGAGGGTACAATTAAAACGTACAGAACTCCATGGGATAAAGTCAATGAAGCAGGTGTAGATGGTATAGAATGGAACTCTATGGTTATCATAGGAGGAAGACCAGGCACAGGCAAGACACTTATCAAAGATCAAATCATACGTGAAGGTTTTAAGTTGAACAAAGGACAGAACATTAAGGTCCTTGAGTTCACGCTTGAAATGGTATCAGAGAAGTCCAGATTAAGAGAGTTCGCCAGTGTAGCAAAGAAATCTTATCGTTACTTATCTAATGCAGGTAAGAAAGATGAAGGTCCATTAACAATGACTGACTTCGAGAAGTGTAAAGAGTATGCTATAGAAGCATCTAAACTACCAGTAGACGAGGTAGAGATGCCACCTAGCATAGAAGAGTTCGAGTCCACAGTGATAAAATATCTAGAGAGCAACTCAGTAGTAGAAGATGGAGTTAAGATATATTGTAATACAGTTATTACTCTTGACCACTCTATCTTAATCAAAGGTGTAAACAAGCATGAGCTGCTCTATCTATTAGGAGAGACCTGCACAAAGCTTAAACGAAAGTACCCAATCATATTCATAATCTTAAGTCAGCTGGGTAGACAAGTAGAATCTCATGAGCGCAATGAAGATGGCAAGTATGGTAACTACATACTTGAGACAGATTTATTTGGAGCTGATGCATTACTACAGCATGCAGACCTAGTAATAGGTATTAATAGACCAGCTAAGAAGTTTATCAAGTACTATGGGCCAGATCGATATATCATTGAAGATGATTCAGTGTTAGTGTTTCATTTCATAAAGTGTAGAAACGGAGATACCAGAATGAGTTTTTTCAGAGCAAAGTATAAGACAATGGAGATTGAAGAGATGGAGACCCCACCTCGTCATACAATGAGTACAGTTAAAAAAAGTAAGTAAAGTAAAATGTAGAAAATGGTAACAGAAAAAACAACAAAAGAAAAGATCGAAGATCTTAAGAAGCTCCACGAGGAGAAGTTTAAGAAGCTTGGGTTGACAAATCCACTGTTCATACCAAGGATATGTTATATTCCTATGGGTGAAGCAGAACAGGTTGTGTCATTCTTCGAGCAAGATTTTGCAAAAGGTAAGGATATCTATACCCACTTTGTAAGCAAAGGATATGATTCAGAGGATCCACAGAACAGATTATGGAAGTGGACCTACAATCCATACTTTGCTACAGAGTATAAGAAATCTGATCCACATCCTGATACAGGTAACGTTAGATTTATAGTGCCAGTAGAGGAGTTAGAACTTATTGATGATGCATATTTCAATAAGGCCGCTCCTGCATCTGTAGCATTTGATATTGATGAGGCAATCCCTAATCCTAATGAGGATCCACTCATTGAGCAGATGACTATCAGAGACCTGGCAGCTATCTTATTGAAGAAGCCTGTAAGCAGAAAGAAGTGGTTGAATGAAATCGTTACAAGATGAGTATAGTACTTCCTACAGCAAAGGTATCTGCTGAAACAAAGAGTCCAAAGAATCTGATTATATTCTCTAAGCCAAAGGTAGGTAAGACAAGCTTAATTGCTGAGATACCTAACTGTTTGATCTTAGATCTAGAATCAGGTTCAGATTATGTAGATGCTTTGAAACTAAAAGCAAACTCAGTAGATGAGATACGTGATATAGGTAAAGCAATCATTGATGCTGGTAAACCATATGATTATATTGCAGTAGATACAATCACTGCATTAGAAGCCATGTGTGTTAAAGAAGCAGAGAAGCTTTACATGAACACACCTATGGGTAAAGCAACATGGCTTAAGAAGAAAGCTGATGGTACATGGGATCCAGAATCTGCAAAGTTTAAGTATGGTACTGTTCTTAACTTACCTAATGGTCAAGGCTATGGTTATTTAAGAGATGCAATTGTAAAAACGATAGAGTATATCAAGACGCTAGCTCCAAGAATTATTCTTTTGGGTCACGTTAAAGATGCAATGATCGAGAAAGCAGGAGCAGAAGTTAACTCCATGGATCTTGATTTGACAGGTAAGATTAAGAGAATTGTATCATCGCAATCAGATGCCATTGGATATCTGTATCGCAAAGGCAATCAAAACATCCTGACATTTAAAACTAAGGATGATGTAGCTTGTGGTGCAAGACCAGTTCATTTAAGAAATCAGGACATCGTTGTCTCTGAGTTAGTAGATGGTGAGTTCGTTGCTCACTGGAATAAAGTATATATTGATTAATTAACAGTTTAAACAATGGGTTTAAGTATTGACATCAAAATCCCTGGCTCTGGAGAAGCAGGCAAGGGTGGAGGATACAAAGGTATTGTACCAGGTAACTACAAAGCAAAGATTAATGAATTCTTACTATGGGATGAGCATTGGCGTCCAGACAATGGGTTATTCTTAGTAATGAAAATGGAAACAGCAAAACCAACACCTGACTTTGAAGGTTACCCAATCAACTCTGAAGATCCTGAAGGACCAAAACATGAAGGCCTTGTAGGTAATGTGAAGTATAGCACATTTGCATATCGTACAAAGTATGATGCACGTAAAGGTAAAGAAGTAGAACGTGATGTAGCAATGCTAGAAGATCTACTTCGTCTGTGTATTGAACTAGATTGTGTTGAGTGGTTTAAAGCAGCACAGGGTAAGCATGAAACAATTCAAGAATGGATTGAAGCATTCAACACTGACATGCCGTTTAAAGATAAATATCTTGAGGTATGTATTGGTGGTGAGCAATACATTGACAAAAAAGATGGTAAACTAAGAACTGGTTTGCACTTTGTGAAGTATGAGAAAGATGGTAACAAATATATCAATGCTTACAAATCTTTGATCAGTCCTAAGAAAATTGTACAGTATGATGAAGCTAAACACTTTAAGAAAGTAGAAGTTCCTGTAGTTGAGAACTTTGAGGCACCATCAGAGGTACAAGAAATGCCTGACATCAACGTCGATGATATGCCATTCGACATAGATACAGGATTTGATATCTAATTAAATACAGGGGGATGTAACAGTCCCCCTTATTTATTTTATGTTATGCTGAAATCAAAGAAAGTAATATTTTTTATTGAGGATGTACCAAGTACATGGGTATTTGAGCACTATCTAAATCTTACAGAAAAGCTTACAGGCCAGGGTATAAAGATGCGCTCAATATTCAAACAGGAACGTACACCGTCTATGTGTATATATTACAGTAATGAAGACAAACAGTATAAGTTCAAAGATTTTTCAAGTGGTAAGTCAGGTAATGGTCCAGCATTAGTATCTGAGATGTACAGTATTACATATGGTCAGGCTATACACAAGATCATTAATGATTATACAACTTATCTTGAAGATGGACATATTGAGTCGATATCACTTGGTGATGAAGGTATTGTATCTAAACCTAGATATAAAGTAACATCAGCAACTACACGTCCATGGAATACTGCAGATGCTAACTTCTGGGTACAATTTGGGATCAACTCTAAACTACTAGATGCACATAACATAAAACCATTACAGAGATATACAATGACGCGCGTTATAAATGATGCAGAAGAAGTCATTACTATTGAGAGACATGGTATCTACGGGTATTATGACAATGAAGGTAATCTCTGTAAGATATATCAACCAGGACAAACAAGCAAGAAGTTTATCAAAGTAAAAGATTATATTCAAGCATCAGATCAACTGACAGGGTCTAACTGCCTGATAATCTGTAGCTCACTTAAAGATGTATTATCTTTTAAGGCCATGAAGTTTAAAGGTATTGACGCTATTGCGCCAGACAGTGAGAACTCCATGATCCCTAAAGAATACATGCATGATTTAATGAAAAGATATAAGAAGGTATATACTCTATTTGACGATGATGTTGCTGGTATAAAAGCAATGCATAAGTACAAAGAGATGTATGGAATTCCGTATCTTCATCTACAGATGTCAAAGGATCTATCAGATTCTGTACGCGACTATGGTATTAGTAGTGTACAGGTAGTTTTGTATCACATGTTAAGTAAAGGAGTATGAGTTGGTTATATAATGGTGTTGAGTTCACCGATGAGATGATACCTGAAGGAGCAGTAGGGTTTATCTACCAGATGACAGCGATTATAAATGACAGAGCTGTTATGTATATAGGTAAGAAGAACTTCTATGCTAATCGTAAGGTAAAGCTAGGGAAGCGTGCTACTCTGGCACTGCAGGATAAACGCTTGAAGAAATACAAGCAAGTATCTAAGTTGGATTATCATAAGTATTATAGTAGTAATGATGTAATGAAAGCAGCAAGTAAAGCTAACATAAAAATCAAACGCGAGATACTCATGATATGCTTCAGTGCGACAGAGCTCACCTATCAGGAGGCTAAGCATCTATTCTGCAATGATGTGCTTGACAATCCATTATATCTTAACTCTAACATATTAGGTAAATTTTATAAGACAAAATGAATATAAACGAAGAGAGCTTAGCTAAGACAACTAAGGAGCTCATGTTCAGCGAACCCTTCTATGGACTACTACTGGTAACATTGAATAAGTTATTCGATGATAAGGTAGGTACTGCATGTGTAGGTACATCAGGTATTAATTTCAACCTGAAGATATCTCCTACATTTTGGCAGGAATTATCTGCAGATAGACGTAAAGGTTTATTAAAACATGAGTTAATGCATATGGCATTCTTTCATCTAACAGATTACAAACATCTGGTAGAACATAGAGTAGCTAATATAGCAATGGACATTGAGATCAATCAATATATTGATCCAAGCTGGTTACCAGAAGGTGCGATGGGATTAGATACATTCCCAGAACTTAAGTTGAAACCTAAGATGGGTACCAAATATTATTATGATAAGCTCATGAAGCTCAAGGATGAGACAATGAAAGCACTCATGGATGCTATTGAGAAAGGAGAGACAAAGGTCACATTACCTGACGGGACACAAGTAACGTTGAGTAATCATGACTGGGAAGAAATTGATGGTCTTGATGAAGGTACACAACGTGTAATGAAGGACCAAATGGGTGGTATATTAAAACAAATAGCTGAACAAGTAGAGAAGTCTCGTGGTACAATACCAGGTGAGTTCAAAGATATACTCGAAGCATTGTTAAATATACCTGAGCCTAAGTTTGATTGGAAGAGTTATATCAGGAGATTTACTGGTAAATCTGTTAAGGTCTATACTAAGAAGAGTAGACGTAAGCTTAGCAAGAGGTACGAGGATAATCCAGGCCTGAAGATCAAACAAAAGAAACACATACTAGTAGGTATAGATACATCAGGATCTGTAAGAAAAGATGAGCTAGAAGAATTTCTATGTGAAATTCATCATCTACATAAGACAGGTAGTGATGTAACTATTGTACAGTGTGACACAGCCATTGCCCATATAGGTAGTTATAAGCCAGGTGAAGATTATAAGATCCATGGTAGAGGAGGCACAAGCTTCCAACCTGTTATTGATTATTATAACGAGCATATGAATAATATCAGTTGTCTGATTTATTTTACAGATGGTGAGGCACCTGCGCCAATTAATGCTAAGGGTAATATCCTGTGGGTACTAAGTAGCGAGAGTAATGATAACGACGAGCTCCCTGGAGCAGTAATTAAATTAGAAGTATGATTTGTTGTATTTGTAAGCAAGAAATAAAAGATGAGTATGGGCATAATCCTGCACCTATTCCAACAGAATGGCCAGAGCAAAGATGCTGTGACATATGTAATGCTGGGATTGTAATACCAGCAAGATTAGAACAAGCAATGAAATTAAACGACGAGAAAGATGAAAACAAATAGTGTAAGATTAGACAGTAATGAATTGAAAGATTTCTTGAAGCACATGATTGAAAACAATCGTGTTATTCAAGCAGATGGAAAAAATCCTGTTGCAGTAGAGATAATTGGTGAGTCAGGTTTAGGTAAGACAAGTAGTGTAATTCAATTAGCTAATGAAGAGAAACTGAATTTTGTCAAGCTAAACTTAGCACAGATCGAGGAGCTAGGTGACTTAGTAGGTTTCCCTATCAGACAATTTAAGTTAGTTAAGGAAGCAGAGTCAGGTCTCAAAGTTCAGCAATGGGTAGATGAGCATGCTGTAGAAGAATACACACGTCAGGGATATAAGTTTACAGGCCAGAAGAGAATGTCATACTGTCCACCAGAATGGATAGCAGACAAAGTAGGTGGAGGTATCTTACTACTAGATGACTGGAACAGAGCTGATATTAGATTCATTCAGGCAGTGATGGAGCTAGTAGATCGTCAGGAGTATATCTCATGGAAGCTTCCAAAGGATTGGCATATCTTATTGACTGCTAACCCAGACAATGGTAGCTACATGGTAAATACTATTGACGTTGCGCAAAGAACCAGATTTGTTAGTGTTGAATATAAGTTTGATGTAGACAGATGGGCAGAGTGGGCTGAGGCTAATCACATTGACTCCAGATGTATCAACTTTTTATTGATGCACCCAGAGGTAATCAATGAGCGAGTTAATCCAAGAAGTATCA